GCTTACTGGGGATAATAACGTATATATAGGGGCAACTGCTGGGCAAGCAGGCACTGCTGGAGTAGCAAACCTTTTTTTAGGTGCTGCCGCTGGTTTCAATACTACTGCCTCAAATAATGTGTTCTTAGGGTATCTTGCCGGAAATAAAAATACGTCCGGTGGTAACTCTGTAAACATAGGGAGAATGGCTGGTAGTGCTATATTAAATAACTCTAATAATGTTCTGATAGGGAAGAACGCTGGTACGGGCGTTGTAGGTAGCTCGAACTCGGACAATGTAAACATAGGGTATTTTTCTGGCTTTAGCACTTCCACTGGCTCAAACAATATCTTTCTAGGAAGCAACTCAGGTTATCGCCAAACCGCATTGTCAAACTTGCTAATCGTTGACAATCAACTTAGAGCAGACATCGCCACCGAACTAACAAACTCCATCCTCTACGGCGTAATGGCAGCTACTCCCGCAGCGCAGACGTTGAGAATAAATGCTCAGCTAGGTGTTACGGGCGACGTTAGACCAAACACAGACGATACCTATTACCTAGGATTGAACGATGACGATTCTCCACAAGCGTGGAAGGGCGTTATTTTGAAGGACACCACAGACGGAAAATATTACAGAATCGAAGTTATCAACGGTGTAGTCACGGCAACAGACTTAACAGACTAGGAGAACAATGACAGCGAAATTTGTAGTAGACGGAAGCAATCTAATAATCAATTTTCAATATACCGCTCCGGTAGTAAGGGCAACGGAAGTCGCAGTCTCGGCGGCTCATTATCTTTGGGAACATGGGTATGGAGATCACGGCACAGATGAAGAGCCGATTCTATTTGATGACCTGACTAATCAGGAGAAGCTCAACCTTCTTGACCAACACGTTCTGAGAGTTATTATGGATATCGCTCAGGATTATCACGTCAACGCAAGGCAGGAAGCCGAGCGAGAACTGGCAATAAAATACGCCAATGAGAATATTATCTTTGATGGAGGATAAAATGACCAAGAAACCAGCTGCAAAGAAACCGCCCGTTGCCCCGAAGAAAAAGACACCCCAGGCATTCATGGAAGCTTATCAAGCATTGTGCAAGAAATACGGATACCAGCTTAATGTGATCCCTACTTTCTTAGCAAGGGATGATGGAACGTGGTCAGTCAAAATGCAGATCAGTGTTAGTGAATTCAAGGCCCAAGAATAGGAGTAAATTATGGCAGACGCAAAAACAGCACTCGCAAAATCTCTCAGTTCGTCTGATTTAGACAAGCTGGATACAACTTATCCGGATCTTGATCGAGCATTTAAGGTATTGAATGCCAAACTCACAGGATATAACAATTTGTGGGATTATTACGATGGTAATCAGCCGTTAATGTATACAGCCAAACGGATGAGAGATCTATTTGCAGACTTGGAACTTTCAACATTTGTTGAAAACTGGTGTGCGGTAGTTATCGATGCAGCCAATGACCGAATCAATCTTGCCAGCGTGTCGGTGAAAGATGCTACAAGCAATGGATTGATTGAGGAAGCCTGGCACACAAAAGAGATTGGATTAGAAGCCTCAGACGTTCACGAAGCAGCTTTGGTTGTTGGTGAATCTTATTTGATCGTCTGGCCAGATGAAGATGAGAAAGTCGAGGTATTTTATAACGATCCCAGGTTGGTTCATTTGTTCTATGATCCAGCTAATCCCCGGAAGAAATGGTACGGCGCCAAATGGTGGGTAGCAGAAGATCAGCACATGCGGATCACGCTTTATTATGACGATCGATTAGAGTATTACCGCAGCTCACAACTGGCAAAGAACGTGGCCTCTGTCAAAGCATTCCTGCCTTACAGCCCGGATGAAACAGAAGGCGGAGCGGTTGCAACTCACGAATATGGAGAAGTGCCGATATTTCATTTCCGATTAGAGCGAAGAAAGGTGAAAGGGGATCTGGTCAATGCCGTTCCTCTTCAGAATGGAATCAATAAACTATTGACCGATATGATGGTTGCTGCTGAATATGGAGCCTATAAGCAGAGATGGGTTGTTTCGCAGGCAGATACTTCTGGTTTGAAAAATGCTCCCGGTATGATGTGGGAGATTCCCGGTGGTGATGGAGTAGGGGAAGGAACGCAGGTCGGTGAATTTGACGCGACCGATCTTAAAAACTACATCCAAGGAATAGATCAATTATCTTCTTCGATGGCGATTATTACCAGAACTCCAAAACACTATTTATTCCAACAGGGCGGAGATCCCTCTGGAGAAGCTTTGATCGCAATGGAATCACCGCTGAATAAACGCTGCAAAGATCATATCGATAAGTTTATTCCGGTGTGGAAAGAAGTCGTGATATTTATATTGAAGGTGCTTAATGTAGAAGCTAAGAAGGAGGACGTTGTAATCACTTTCGATAAGCCTGAGACAATTTTGCCGGTGACAGAAGCAACGATTAGAACAGCCGGTAAAGCAGCCGGGCTCCCACTTAAAACCATGCTCCGGGATGAAGGAAAGGATGAGGCCTGGATGGTTCAAATGGAGAAGGACAAAAAAGAAGAGCAGAAAGAGAATGCTACCAGTTTAGCGGTTGCATTAGCAACCTCACTAAGAAACGCCAATCAACCAGAAGAGGAAGAAACTGAGTAATGGTATTTCCGCCAATTCCCCCGAGTGATCCTGGGAATTCCGTCGTTGTTCAAAGGATGCTGGAATTCCAGAAGGACCTGGTTGCCAGGGATGCCGACACGATCTTGTTCATGGGACAGCGCTGGATGCAGTTAGAAAGCGTGGTTGAAGCCAATATTTCTCTTTTGATTATGGAGATTGCCGAAGCTGGAATAGAGCCAGATATCCAATCAATCTATAAACTTAATAGATATCAAAAATTGTTGGCCCAGGTACAGCAGGAAATGACCACTTATAATGTCTGGGCTGCGGAATATATCGCACTTAACCAAGAAACGATGGCTGTGCTGGGAATAAACAATGCTGCAGAAGCCATGACGCTTTCCCTGCTAGAAGGGGGAGCGATGTCTTTCTTTGACAAGATCCCGGTCGATGCCGTTGAGTTAATGATTGGGAACGCCGGTAAAGGCGGTCCAGTTTTTGATCTGCTTCAAACAAAATATCCAGAAGCTGTAGGTCAAATGACCAACGCCCTGATAGAAGGGGTTGCATTGGGCCATTCAACCAGCCAGACCGCCCAGGCAATGATGATGGGCTTAGAGTTTGCTTTAGATCACGGATTGACTGTTGCGAGAACTGAGCAGCTAAGAGTTTACCGGGAAGCCTCCCGGCAGCAATACGCTTCCAGCGGTGCGGTAAAAGGATATAAGCGGATGGCATCTAAGTCCGGGAATACTTGCGCTTTGTGCCTGGCCCTGGACGGAGAGATTTACCCTACGAGTGATTTAATGTCTGTCCACCCTAACGATCGCTGTGTAATGATCCCACTAGTACGTGGGGCCTCCGAGCCTACGTGGGAGAGCGGGGAAGATTGGCTACGCAGGCAGGATCCTGAGATGCAGAAACAGATCCTGGGCCCGGGCGCCTTAGAGATGTGGGAGAACGGCGATATTGAATTGATGGATCTGGTAAATAAGGTTGATCATCCGACCTGGGGCCCGTCTTTGAAGAGAACGCCTTTGAAAGATCTTAGTAAGTAATAAAATAGTAATGCTGAATATGTAATTTGTATTCTATAATGAATTATGATGAGTGACAAACAACTTGCTGATTTAGTATGCCGCGCCTTACTTGCTATTGTTGCAGCAATCAGGAAAAGATACAATTTACCTGATTATAAAGGTATAACAGTAAAAGTTGTAACAGAATAATATAACAAGCTCCGTTTTTAACGACCGCGCTTGCAATTGGTAGAGATGCCATTGTCGTGCGGTTTTTGTTTGTCAATATTCTCTTATAGCTGGTGGGATGCCATCGCCAGGGCGGGATGCCCAAAAGGAGATCGCAATGAATGAGCTCAGAAAAGGTTGGTTTTATTCTCCAGAGAAAGACGGTGAAGGAAACGGATCCGAAGATGGAGAATCAGAAAAGCCGGCAGGAAAGAAGGAAGAGGCACCATTAGAGTGGGATACTTTTCATGGATCTCTACCTGAAAAAGCGCAGAAATTAATCGCAGGGCACGAAAGCGGATTAAAGACGGCGCTAGAAACCGAGCGAGATGCCCGGGATACAGCAGAGAAAGGCTTGAGAGCAGTAGCCAAAGATTTAGAAGATGGCAGCAAGGCTCAAAAAGAAGTTCTCAGACTTGCCGATGACAACGCAGCTATCAATGTCAAAGCCGACTTTTACGAAGATGCTCACAAGGCCGGAGTTTCCAATCTCAAATTGGCTTATCTTGTAGCCAAGGATGATGATCTTTTTGACAACCGCGGGAATGTGAATTTTGAAAAGATGAAAGAAGCAAACCCCGAATTGTTTGGAAAGAAGAAAGTCCCAGAGGGAAGCGGCGGCGAAGGAACCGGGGGTGCTTTGCCCGGGAAGAAGAAAGACATGAATGTTGCTATTCGGGCAATGGCAGGAAGAAAATTAACTTAATAAAAAAGGAAGGTAATAATGCCTTACAATAGTGTAATGGACCGCGATGAAGTCGGCGCGTTAATCCCTGAAGATGTATCTGCTGAAATTATCAAGAGCGCGACAGAGGAATCTGTTGTAATGCGTCTTGGTAAGAAACTGCCCAATATGAGCCGGGCGCAGCGCAGGGTACCTGTTCTCTCGTTATATCCCATCGGCTACTTTGTAGACGGTGACACTGGTTTGAAGAAAACCACAGAAATCAACTGGGCCAATAAATACATCGATGCTGAAGAGATCGCTGTATTTGTTCCCATTTCAGAAGCAGTTTTATCAGACACCTCTTATGATATCTGGGGCGAAGCAAAGCCCCTAATCGCAGAAGAGTTTGGTCGTGTTATAGATGCCGCAGTTCTCTTTGGAGATAACGCCCCCGCATCCTGGCCAACT